TAATCTGACCCCAGCACAGCAGCGGGCGATCGACAACAACACCTCGAACGGGGGCGGGTCTCTCGTGCGCACGGTGGCCTACCGCCGGGTCGACGGGAAGCTCGTGCGCGTCGTGGTCTACCGGCGCGTCGGCGGCAGCGGGACGACGGCTTCGAAGCCGAATGGTGGCGCGACCTCCTGCCACGGATCAGGCTGCAACGGCGGCTAGGGGGCTGTCTGCTACGTCCGTATTGCCGCCAGACAAAATCTCCGCTAACATACGCCTCGACTGACCCCCAACCGGAGGTTTACCCGTGGGCGTAGAAGATCAGGACTCGGCATCGCCCGACGAGTCCGCCACTGCCACCCTGGACGACGCCTCGGTCGTCGACGCTAACGCGGAGACGACCGAGAGCACTGCGGACCCGTCCCCCGCGGCCAAGGACGAAAAGACGATCCTTTCGGTTGTGCGCGATGCCGTGCAGCCCAAGGCCGTCGCGGACCCGTCCACCGCAGAGCCAAGCGACCACCAGGCCGCGCCAAAGCAAGCGGAACCCGACAACGAAGCCTTTGGCGACGTTCCGTTCCATGCACACCCGCGATTCCGCGAACTGATTCAGCAGCGGAATGATCTCCGAGCCCCGGCCGCGAGTTACCGGAAGATCGAGGAGTTCTTGCAAGAGAACGCCATCGAGCCGAAGGAAGCCTCGGACGCCCTCAACTGGACTGCGCTGATGAAGCGCGACCCGGAGCAGGCGTGGACGCAGATCAAGCCCGTGATTCAGCAGCTTTTGCTGACCATCGGCGAGGTACTGCCCCCGGACATCCGCGCCCAAGTCCAGAACGGCCAGCTAACGGCCGACGTGGCGAAGGCGCTGGCGAAGGAACGCGCCAAGGCCACTCTCGCGCAGGGGCAACTGTCCTTCCGCGATCAGCAGCTAGAGGCGCAGCGCCGCCGCGAGGAAGCCGACACGACGACCGCCAAGCAGGCGGCAGTCACGGCAGCGGCGCGGGCGTGGGATGCGGCGGCGCGGGGGAAGGATCCCGACTACGCGAAGAAGGAGCGCCGCCTCAAGTCCGAGGTTCTGCTCTTGCAGCGCGAGGACGGGGTTCCGGACACGGCCGAAGGCGTCAAGGCGCAGCTCGACAAGGCCCTCAAGGCCGTGAACGCCGAGTTTGCCCGTGCGATGCCGCGTCGGCCGGGCGTCACGCCCGTCACTGGTGGGAGCGTTTCAGGAAGCCCCCGCGCGCAGCCGAAGTCGATTCTGGAAGTCATCCAGTCGGCCGGGGCGCGGTAGTCCAGGGAACGGACCCAAATGCCCTACACAGCGGCAGAACTTGCGAACATCAACAACAGCGCCCTCGACTTCTATCTCGAGAAGGGGAAGCTGACTGCTCAGAATATCCAGGAAAAGCCGATGTCTGCGGCGTTCGAGAGTGCCGCAGGCACCTTCTCGGGCGGCAAGGGCGAGGTCTCTGTCGGTGTCAAGACCGGTCAGGGCGGCGGCTCGCTCCTCGGCTACCAGGGTGACGATCAGGTCACCTACTACAACCCGACCCCGGCCAAGCGGGCGGCGTACCCCTGGCGGGAACACTTCATCGGCATCGGCTTCACCCACTCGGAGCTTAAGGTCGACGGTATCACCGTCACCGAGAACGATGCCTCGCAGACGACTTCGCCGAAGGAAGGCCGTGAGGAGCATGTCCTCGCCGAGATCCTCGAGGAGAAGTACGAAGCGTTCGACGAGGACTACAAGGTCTCGTGGGATACGCTGATCCACGGTGACGGCACCACCGACACCAAGGCGATCGCCGGCATCCGGGCGTTCATCCTCGCCGACCCGAGCCTCGGCTCGACCGGCGGCATCAACCGCACGGCGAATACCTGGTGGCGGAACCGGGCGGCCACTGCCGCCGCGAACTCCGCCGGCAGCGGCGCCAACGCCATCTCCTCGGCCTCGACCGGTGGCGGCGTGCTCCTGACGTTCCTCCAGAAAGAGCGCCGTCAGCTCAAGCGGTTCGCGATGGGCGCCCCGCTTCGGCACAAGTGCTTCGCCGGCTCGGACTTCATCGCTGCGATGGAAGCCGAGATTCGCGCCAACGGCAACTACTCCCAGACGGGCTTCCGCGACTCGGCGTCCAACGACGGCTCGCAGGGCACCGAGGAGGGCACTCGGTTCGGTTCGTGGCTCTTTGTCTACGACCCGACCCTTGACGACCTGAGCCTCGCAAAGCGGGCGTACATCATCGACATGGCGTCGATCAAACTGATGTACATGCGCGGCGAGAAGAAGAAGCGGAGCAATCCGGCCCGGCCGCATGACCGTTTCGTCATGTACCAGGGTGTCACCACGACTGCGGTGATGGTCGCCAAGAAGTTGCGGACCTCCGGCGTGTACGACATCGCCTGATCGCGTGAAGGCGGGGCGCACGAGGCGCCTCGCCAGCCCTTTCCTCTGAGGAGGCCACAATGGCTTTTAAGACAATCGAGTTCGTCCTCGCCTCGGCGGTCGCAAGCAGCGGCACCGTCGCGAGCATCGCGTACCCCTCCGGCACGGTCGCGGGGCAGTTCACCGGGGCCAACGCCTCGGCGACCGGCCGGGCGATCATCAACAACAACGACGTGTGGTTGCAGTCGGCGGCGAAGATCAGCATCACCTACGGCGCGTCGACGATCACCCTCACCAACCTCTCGCTCACGACCTGGGCGGCGGGCTCGGAGGTGATCCTCGAACTCGGCTACCAGGATGCCTCGGACGACGCCAACTACCTCGACGGTGACACCCCGTCCGGCCCCAACGTCGTCTACATCCCCGACGCCGCCGCCTATACCTGTCTCGCCGCCGACTCGGGCAAGCTTCACATCTTCCCCGACTTCACGGCGACCTGCACCATCGACCTTCCGGCGCCCGTCGCCGGGATGGACTACACCTTCGTCTCGGCGGCCCGAGTGGCCGACGCCGCGAACGTGGTGATCGACACGCAGGCCGACGTGAACTTCTTCCTCGGCTCCGTCTACCACCTCGACACTGACGGCGGCACGATGGCCGTCGTCTCGCCGGACGGGAACAGCAACTCCAAGCTGACCCTCGTCACTCCCTCGGGTGGGACGAAGGTCCGCGTGATCGCGGATGCGATCAACTGGACCATCATCGAGACTCACGTCTGCTCGGCCACCGTGCCGACCTTCGCCGACCAGTAATACCCACGAGGCGGGGCGCTCCGGCGCCCCGCGACCCCTCTAACCGAAAGACGCATCCATGCAGCTCGTCAACTGCCTCGTCGCCCTCGGGGGCGATCCTCGCAACACCGTCCCGAAGTACGGCATCACCGTGGCCGAGGCCCATGTCTTGCGCGCCATCCACGGTCATGAGTCCCTGCTCGATGTGCAGCCGCTCGACGAGGAGTCCGACGTGTCTCCCCGGGCCGAGATCACGCACCTCGCCGAGACCTATTTTGCCCGCGACGAGGACGGGGCCAACATCGTCTCCAAGGTCTTCGCCGGCGGCGTCGCTTCGGTGCCGATGGAGATCGCAGACCTCGACCTGCCCGAGACGTCCTACCGCGTCGTTGAGCGCGTCGCCCCGCCGGCCCCCAAGCGCAAGCGCGCGAAGGTAGAACCGGCCTCGGCAGTGAAGCCGGTCGACGACGGCAACGATGACGTGGACGACGCATTCGCCTGAGCTGAGAGGGAGCGAGAATGGCTCGCAATAAGACGCTGATCTCGCTCCTACAGGACTACCGCATCGAAGTCGGTGCGTCCTCCAACCCTGCCCACAACAGCAACGCCCGCGACGCGCAGGTGGCAGCCTTGCAGAAGGCGCAAGAGCGCCTATGGCGCAAGTACGACTGGCCGCACCTGCGCGTCAGGCGCTTCCTCGACCTGCAATCCGGGCAGCGGTACTACGACTCCCGCGGCGCCATGCTCGAGGACGGCACGGACGCCGCGGACCTGGGGCTCGAGCGGCTCGAGACGATTGAAGTCCGCTGGGGCGAGGAGTGGACCCCCGTCTGCCCCGGCATCAACGCGGCGCAGTACTCGACCTACGACTCCGACCTCGACGAGCGGTCTTGGCCTGTTGAGCGGTGGCAGGTCTACGAGGACGAGCAGATTGAGATCTGGCCGATCCCCGCCAGCAACGCCGACACGACCACCCTCGACGGCCGGCTGCGGCTCACGGGCATCCGCGACCTACGCCCCTTCGTCGCCGACGACGACCGGGCCGACCTCGACGACGACCTGATCGTCAAGTACGCCGCGCTCGGCTCGCTGACTCGCAGCGGGAGCAAGAACGCGCAGGTGGTGCTGGACGAGGCCAAGGGCATCGAGGCCGGGCTCACGCAGGGCTTCACCAAGGCCAAAGTTTTCTCGCTCGCTGGGCGGCAGCCGGTGGGTCGCCAGCCCAAGGGACCGTTCCGCGTCCACTACCGTGTGAACGAGGTCTAGATGGGATCCATCTGGATTAAGGAGTTCCGCGGCGGTCTTGACGCCAGGCGGCTCCCCGAGACCCTGCCCGGCGGGACGCTCATCCATGCGCAGGACTGCCACATAACGCAGGGCGGGGAGATCGAGCAGCGCGCCGACTTCGTTCCCGTGTGGGAGATACCGGAGGGGACGTGCGTCGGGCTCGCGGCCGACGAGGAGCACCTCGTCGTCTTCGGGCATGGGGCGTCGGCGCCCGACGGCATCCCGGACACCTTCATATACCAGCAGCTCGTGCATCCCGAGGACGGCGACGTGGCGCTGATAGGCGTGCCGGCGTGGCAGGTCTATGGCGGCCAGGTCGCCGCGGTGGGACTTTTCGAGGACAACGCCGACTTTCGGCGCTACCTCTACCTCAACGCCATCCACGTCTCCGACGCCAACGCACCGCCGCAGACCGGCGGCGAGCCCGTCGCGCTCGGCATGTCCGGGTCCAAGCTGTTCGTCGGTGCCGGCCCGGCCTTCTACTTCTCCGACAACGAGGACGGCGACGACTTCACGGGTTCCGGCGCCGGCTTCTTCAACATGGCGTTTCGGATAGGGCAGGGCGCCAGCGTGCGCGCCTTCTCGGACTACGAGAAGCTCCTCGCCATCTTCTCCGACCGCGCCATCACGACATGGGTGGTCGACGCCGACCCGGCCAACATGGCGCTCGTGCAGGTCATCCGGGGCTTCGGCACCTTCTCTAGCCGCACCGCCATCCAGTTCCGCGGCGCCGACGTGCTGTTCTACGACCTCTCGGGCATCCGCTCCATGCAGGCCCGCGACTCCTCGGGCACGGCGCTGACCGCGGACATCGGCAGCCCGATCGACAAGCTCACGGCGCGGGCGGTCGAGAACGCCGACACCGAGCGGCGCGAGTTCGCGGCGGCCATCATCGAGCCGCGCACCGGGCGAATCTGGTTCTGCATCGGCGACACGATCTTCGTCCTCTCCCACTACGATGTGACGAAGGTGACAGCGTGGACCGTATACAAGCCGGGCTTCGTGGTCGACGGCATCGCTGTGCTCGGCGACCGGGTGTACGTGCGCTCGGGAAACATGGTCTACGTCTACGGCTCGGAGAGCGGCCCCTACCAGTACAGCAGCAGCGTGCAGGCCGAGGCGTGGCTGCCCTACCTCGACGCCAACGCCCCGGCGCAGAACAAGTCTTTGCAGGGCGTCGACGCGGCGGTGCGCGGCACATGGGAGATCCGGGCGGGGTACGATCCCCGGAACCTCGACGCCAGTGACCTCGTGGCGCGCGTGACGAACACGACTTACCCCGACCCGCAGATCCCCATCGTGCAGGGGGAGGGGACGCACATAGGGCTGCGGTTCAAGGCGCTCGCGCCGCTCTCGGCGACCGAGCCTGCGGTCCTGTCTGCAGCCGTGATCCATCACAGCCTCGACGACCTCACAGACTCGCCGGGCTCGTGATGGACGTTCGCCTCTTGTCCGCCAGCGACTACGACGAGATACGCCGCCTCGCCGTCGAGGCCGTCGACGAGACCGAGGCCGGGCTCGGCTTCGACAGCGGAGCCTTCCTCGAATCGTTCGACCGCTGCTGCGCCGGCAAGCTGACGTGCTGGGTCTGCGAGGACGAAGGGGCGCTCCTCGGCTTCCTGCTGGCGCGTATCGACGGCTTCCGATTCGCGGCTGGACTGGCGGCAGTCGCCGAGGTACTATACGTCACGCCCGCCAAGCGCGGCTCTCGGGCACCCGCACTCCTCATCGACGAGTTCTTCCGGTGGAGTGAGATAGTGGGCGCCCGGCGCAAGTACCTCGGCATCAACAACGCACTGCACCCCGAGCGCACGGCCCGCTTCTTCGAGCGGTACGGCGCGCGGCGTGTCGGCGTCTATCTGGCGGCTGATTGATGGCAAAAGGCGGCAGCAACGACGAGGCCGAGCGGGCTCGCCGCGACGAGGAGGAGCGCCAGGCGCGTATCCGTTCCGGCACCGCCCGGATCGACAACGTGTTCGACAAGCAGTTCACGCCGAGCTTCTACAAGGGCCAGGAGACGGCGTACAAGGACTACGCCGTCCCGCAGCTCGACAAGCAGCACGAGGACGCCGGCGAGGAGTTGGGCTTCGACCTCGCCCGGCGCGGCGGCCTGCAAAGCTCCGTTCGGGCCGACAAGGAAGCCGACCTCGGCGAGTTGTACGACCTCAAGCGGCAGGAGGTCACCGGCAAGGCCCGTGAGTTCGGCACGACGGCCCGGACCAACGTCGAGGACGCGCGGAACGACCTGATCCTGACGCTACAGAGCACCGGGGACGCCTCGGGCGCGGCCAAGAGCGCCCTTTCCCGCGCCGGGGCGCTGTCCCGGCCCCCGGCCTACTCGCCGCTGGAAGACGCCTTCCTGAGCTTCACGCAGGGGCTCGGGACGCAGGCCGGGCTAGAGCGCGCGGCGGCGGCCGGGAGTCCATATAAGCCGCGACACAACACGGGGCTTTTCGGCGGCTCCGGCTCCGTGAAGGTGACGTAATGGTCCTTCCGCTTCTCCCTATCGCCCTCGCTCTAACCGCCGGCGGCATCGGCGCGAACTACATGGGCGCCAAGCAGGCCGAGCGGGCGAACCAGGACGTGCTGGGCGCCGAGCGCGTCCGGCAGAACCGATTCGACCGCGAGGCCGAGGCTACCACCACGAAGTCGCGCAAGCGGTTCGAGAACTTCGACGAGCAGCAGGGGGACAAGGCCGACGAGCTGGCCGACCTGTTCCTCGCCGACGCGGGGGCTGCTCCCCCCGCGCTGGACGCGCCTACCGACACCGTGACGGTGCAGCGCACCGCCGACGAGAAGGCCGACCGTCGCCAGTTCACCGACCAGCAGGGCACGGCCCGGGGCAAAATGCTCTCCTTCGGCGACCTGTTCGGCGACATCGGCGTCGGGCAGGCGCGCGACATGACGGACCTCTCGGGCATCTACGGGATGCGCCAGGGCTCGCAGGGCGTGCTGCCTCTGGAACTGGACGCGGCCTCGCAGAAGGGCGGCGGGATGCGGCTGGCCGGCGACATCATGGGCGGCCTCGGGTCGATCGCCACGATGGGCGCTCTCTCCGGCGCGTCGCTGCCAGGCATCTTCGGCGCCAAGGCGGCGGGGCCGGCGGCGGGCGGTACGGGCCTCCTCTCCCTATTCGGGGGCCGATGACGTGGGAACGCGATTGAACCGCTACTACAACAACCCGAACATCGGCGCGGCGATGGAGAACATCGCCAGCATCTTCGCGCCGCCCTCCGCGCAGGACATCGCGGGCTACGCGCTGGCCGACAAGGCGCGCACGGAAGCTCGGGGGCTCGAATCGCTCTACGGGATGGCCGGCGACCCTGACGCCGACATGGGTGCGTTCGACCGTTGGGGCGCGGCTACAGGGCAGTGGAACCCGAACCAGGGCTTCGGCGCCCGCGACATGAGCGACGCGACGACGCGGCGCGGCGACGACATCCAGGCGGGCACGCAGCGGTATGGCTACGACACGCAGGCCGCAACGCAGACGTCCAACAACGTGCGCGACAACCAGACGCGGGCGATCACGGAACTGTTCGGAGCGCGCGACCCTTACCACGACCAGCCCGCGGCCCCCGACGAGTTCATGGATGTGATCGGCCTTCCGGGCGTTCCGGCCATGCCCGGCCGCGACAAGCCCCTCTCCGAGACCGAAGTCGAGGGCGCGATCCTCAGTGATGCCTACGGCCAGGGGCTCGTCGGGACGAAGGACGCCGCAGACATCTATCGCGGCGACATCCCCATCGAGCAGGTGATCGGCGCCGACATCGACGGCGACGGCAAGGGCGACCCGGTGAACGTGGCGCGCGGCAGCGCCATCGGCCGTCAGCCCTACACCAACCCCGGCTCTGCGCCAGCTAAGGGCTTCAAGTCGTGGACGTCGCCCTCGACGCAGCGCAGCGGCATCGCCATCACCGACCCCGCCACGGGGACCATCACCGACAATGCGAGCGGCCAGCCCCTCCCTCCCGACGCCATCATAGGCGACGTGACCGACGCCGGGGGCGGAGTGTTCTCCTCCACCACGTCGAACCAGACCGACGCCACGAAGTCCGAGGCCGAGGTCAACTTCTACCTTGGCCGCGTGAACGCGATGCGGGATCTGCTCACGAACAACCCCGGCATCGCCGGAGCGCCGGGCATGATCCGCGGCTTCGTGCAGGACGCGCAAGCCTTCTCGCGGGAGATGACCGCAGCCTACGGCGACGACCCGATCATGCCCGAAGACGTGGGAGCGATGGCGGAGCGGTTCGGCGCCGCGGGGGACTACGACCCGGCCATCCGCCGGTTCCGGGCGCTGGCGGTGGAGCTGGCCTACGCGAAGGCCAAGGCTGCCGATCCCTCGGGCGAGGTCAACGTCCGCGAGTTCGAGCAGCACTTCAACGACTTCAACGGCGGCCTCGCGGGCAATGAGGGTGTCATACCGCCCCTAGACGAGCTAGAGGACAGCCTGCGCAGCCGCCTGACCTCGCAGGTCCAGACGTTGCGCAATCCGGGGCAGCAGCCCCCGCCGTCGAATAAGGGCGCGGTGCCGCCCGCAGAGGGGACGACTCCGGCAGGGACGCGCTGGCGCGTGGTGCAGTAGTGGCCGTAATCGAGGTCAACGGGAGGCGGATAGAGGTAGACGACAGCTTCCTGTCGCTGCCGCCCGAGCAGCAGGAGGCCGAGGTCGACGCCATCGCGGCGCAGGCGGCGCCCCCGCAGCCCAACCTGTCGCCCGCAGGCGAGGACGTGGCGGGCCTCATCGACTCCATCTTCCCGACCGATTCCACGGTCGTCGAGGCCCCACCGCCGAGCGCCGTCGACCGCGCGCTAGGGGGGCTGGCCCCTGCGGCGGAGTTCGTGGGCGACCTCGGCACAGGCGTCGCGCGGGGTCTCGCGGCCGTGGCCGGCGCGCCCGTGGACCTCATCAACGCCTCGCCCATGCTCTTGAACCTTCTCCCCGGCGAGCAGGGCATGACCCCGCTCACTGACCGCCCGGTGGGTGGCTCGGCCGATATGGAGGCGTTATTCAACCTCCCGGCCGCGGGAATTAACGCGGTGGCGGGCACCGACTTCGACGTGTTCAACGAGCCACAGAACATGGCCGGGCGCTTCGCTGATCGCGTCGGGCAGGAGGTCGGGGCCACCGTGCCCTTCCTCGGCGCCGGCGCGCGGCTGGCCTCGGGGGGACGAGCACTTAGCGAGATGTCCCCGGTCGGGCGGCACCTCGCCGCGCCCATGCGTGTCGATCCTGCCGGCGCGGCGCGGCGTGAGGTCGCGTATGCGACCTCTGCGGGCACCGGTGCGCAGACGGCGAACGAGCTTTTCACGCTCGACAACCAGGGCACCCCCTACTCGGACATCGGCGGCTCCGTCGCTGGCGTAGCGGGGCACGCGAGCCTTGCGGGGCTCCTGGGGGCGGGAAAGACCGCGCTCGCGGCCATATCGGGCAAGCCGGGGTTTATGGACGACGTGGCCGGAAAGGCGATCGTCGACCAGATCATCAACAACTCCGGTATGATGCACCGGCAGGCCGAGCCCTTCGTCCTGCGCGGCAAGCAGCCGCAACTCGACACGACGCCTTTGGCCGAGCAACTCCGCACGCCAGCCGAGGTGGAGCGACTGGTCCCCGGCTATACGGCTGACATCGGCGCGCGATCGGGCGATCCGATGCTACAAACCTACGCTCAGGACGCCAACTCGCGCGTCCCCGGCGCGGGCAACACCGCGCGCGTAGCCAATAACGCGGCCGTCAACGAGGCCGTGGGCCAGATGGCGCCGCAGGGCGATCCAGCGAAATTTCGCCTCGACCTGCAAGGCGGCGTCGACGAGCAGATCAATGCCCTTCTCTCGGCGGAGATGGACGCGCAGAACGCGGCCACGGCGGCGCGGGGCGCCGTCGCTCCGCAGATGGCGGGGCCGACCGCCCGCGGCACCGAGATCCGAGCCGGGGCGCAGGGCGCCAAGGACACGCGGCTCGACGCCAACCGTGAGATGTACCGGGCAATCGAGGACAGCGACGCGCATATCGACCCGGCCGTGCTTGCCGAACGCTTCGGCGCCGTCGACGCCGGCCTGGCGCGCAACGACCAACTGCGGTTCCGGCCACGGGAGGCCGACACTCCGGGTCTCCTGGGGGACGAAGGGCCTGTGCCGTTCCGCGAGGCCACGGCCATCCGCTCCGGCCTGTCGAACGACATGATGGCCGCCCGCGCCAAGGGCGAGCCTCGGCAGGCCAGCATCGCCGGGCAGTATCGTGACGAGCTGGATCAGTATCTCACCGAGGCGCTGGACCCGGAGACGGCCGCCGCCTACTCCGCCGCGAACCGCGACCGCTTCGACATCGGCGAACGGTTCGAGGAGGGCAACACGGCCATCGCGCAGGCGCTCAAGCGTACCGAGCGCGGCAACTACGTCCTCGACGCCTCGGCGCTGCCGCGGAAGTTCGTGCAGCCCGACACGGGCAAGATCAGCGACTACCAGGGTCTCATGCGTGAGGCGGGCGACCAGCCCGGCGTGCGAGACGCCATCGCCGACCAGGTGCTCGAGGACGCGCAGCCGTTCCTCGACAAGCCGGAGCGCCTGCGCGCCTTCCTGAGCGAGCGCAACGTCGTGCTCTCGGACTTCCCCGAGGTCCGGCAGCGGCTCGAGGCGGCCGGCGTGGCGACCGAGGGGCTGGCAGAGGCGACGACCCGGCGCACGGGCAAGGAGCGCGACCTGACGACGCCGGGCCGCTCCCCCGAGGCCGACTATCTCTACCAGCGGCAGGGGCAGGCGTTCGGCAACGACGAGAGCCGGCGCAGCGTGGCCCGACTCGTGAACGCCGCCGATCCGCGGGCGGCGACGCGGCAGTTGCTCGACACCGCTGGCGGCACGCCCAAGGCGGCCGTGAACCTCCGCACCGCTTTTTGGGAGGAGGTTCAGGGCCACGGCATCAACAGCGCGACGGACTCCAAGGGCCAAAAGATGTGGAACGCCCGCGCAGTGCTCGACAAGTTCAACGACCCGAAGTTCTCGGCTGTGGCCGAGGAGTTGTGGCGCGACAACCCGGAAGACCTCAAGGCCATCCGCGACGTGTTCACGGCGATCGACGCGGCCGCGCCCGGCAAGTCCCGCGCTCCGGGCAGCTCGGGGACGCCGCAGGCGATTGCAGGCACGGGGCAGCAGGCCATCACCTCGCGGCGCATCGTCTCCGACGTCCGCAGCCTGTCGCGCGGCGCCATGTCCCTCCCGGTCGCAACGGTGGGGCTGGCGACGAACTGGCTGGCGAAGAAGAGCGCACAGGTCCAGTCGGGGGCCATCCAGACCCTCGCCGCGCAGGTCGTCAACAACCCCGGCCTGGCCGCGGACCTGCTCGAGAAGTTCAACCCCGCCGACTACGCCGCGCGCCGGCAGATGCTCACTCAGAAGTACGGCGCCCGCGTCGGGAACCTCCTCGAGATGATCGCCCCCGACAGCGAAGACGATGAAGACGAGGAGATGAAGGGGGCCATCGAAGATGGTCGTTAGCCTCTACGACTCGCCCATCGCCGCGGCGACTACGATGATGGGCAAGGCCGAGCAGCCCAATCGCGACGAGCTGGCCGACTACCTGCGCACCGGCGGACAGAACCTCGACCCCGCGAAGACGGCCTGGTGCGCGGCGTTCGTCAACGCCTCGCTCACCAAGTCGGGTCGGGAGGGGACGGGCCAGATGAACGCCCGCAGCTTCCTCGATTGGGGGCAGCCGGTCAACCAGCCGCAGCCCGGCGACGTGGCCGTGTTCTCCCGCGGCGACCCGAACGGCTGGCAGGGGCACGTAGGCTTCTACCAAGGCACGAACCCGGACGGGAGCTACAGCATCCTCGGCGGCAACCAGGGCGACTCGGTGTCGAGCGCCCGCTTCGCCCCGGACAGCCTTCTCGGCTTCCGGCGCGACCCCGGTGCCGCCCCGCAGACGCCGGGCTTCAACCCGAACGCGACGCCCGACTTTCCCCTCGACGCGCTGTTCTCCTCGGCCGCGCCGCAGCAGGAGCCGCAGGAGGACCGGGCCGCCGCCGAGAAGCAGCGGCGCGCGGCGCTGTTCAACGCCGTGCCGGGGCTCGGCTGAGTGCCCCAAAGAGTGCCCAAAAGGCGCTTGTCTGTCCGATCATCCAGCGGAGAAACTATAAGGGGATCAACGGCTTAATGGGTGGTTTGTCCGCTTGGTTTGCTGTACCCACGGTAGCGTTCCTGTCGGTTGTCTGTCCCCCGCCTTTGCTGGTTTTCCCCCTGTTTCCGGTGCTCGCTACGGGTCGGTGTTGGTCGCTGTCGGCCATGTCCGACGCCCATCTTGCGCACTTGTGCCCCTCGCCCGCGCATTCAGGAATGCGCAGATGGCGTCCGCCAGATCCTCTTGCTCCTTATCGACGCGGATCGCCGCGTACTTCTGCCCGTCGTCGAAGCGGCACTCGATGTGCCACTCGTCGTCCCCGTCACGAACCGTCGCTGACACTACCCCAGCCATCACTTCCGTCCTCCTATGGTCTCGACCGCGGCCCTGCCGAAATCCGGCTGCCACTTGGCATATACGTTCTCGACCTGTGCGATCGAGTTCCCGAGCAGTTGGGCGATGATCCAGAGGCTCACGCCGCGCCGCGCCATGTGCGTCGCCCCTGTGTGGCGCAGGACGTGAGGATGCACCCCTTCGAGGCCAGCGGCCTTCGCCGCCGCAACCACGGCCCGGTAGACCTCCCCCGGAGTGTCGAGCACGTAGGGGCCGACGCGCTCCTCGTGCGCTCGCACCATGACGGCGTATAGCCGGTCGCTCATAGGGACGCTGGCGCGGCGCTTGCTGGTCTGCGCCCGGCCCGGCGGGTTGAAGTGGATTACTCGGGCGTCGAAGTCGACTTGGCCGTTGTCCCACCGGAGTTCTTGGACGGCGGTTCGTCGGGCGCAGGCGTCGAGGGCAAGCCATAGAAATCTCTCGACGCGCGTGAGGCGGTACGCAGCCACTCGTCCAGCGGGGGGACGTTCCTCACTCGCCTGCCCCTCTGTCCGTAGAGTCGCTCCCACGCTTCGGGCGTTAGCGCCATCGTCTCTCTCCTGTGCTGCCGCCATTAGGCGGGTGATCTCGTCGTCAGTCAACCAGCGGTCACGGGGCGGGCTGTCGTCGGGCGGCTCGATGGCCGGGACATCGGTTGCTGCCAGGTGCCGCGCCTTCACGGCCGCGTTCCACGCAGCGGCGAGGCAGACGACCTCGAGGCGGATGGTGGCAGGAGCAGCCCTGCGGCGGCTCACGTAGGCGTCGACGAGATCCTGCGTCACGTCCGCGGGACGTCGGCTGCCGAAGGCAGGGGCCAGGTGCTTCCAGAGGTAGCGGTGCCGCTCCGAATCACCGTACTTCCGACGCCACACGTCCGCGCAGGTGAGCACCTGACCACGGCCGGGGGCGTCGAGGAGCCTCAGCCACTCGTCGAAGTACGCGCTCGCCGCAGCGATTTCCGTCGCGCCCGTGCTCTCGCGCTTGCTTCGGCGCTGCTCGGACCAGTGGATGTAGAAGACGCCCGATTCGTTCGGCCGGAGTTCGTACCATGTCCCGTCATGGAGGCGGCGGCCACGAACGCGCGCAGGGCTTCCTCTGCGACCAGCACGGGTCGACCGGGGAGATACGTCAACCGGCCTGACAAACGCAGCCGCTTCACCTTGCTCGTCGAACATCTCAGTACCTCCGCAACTTCGGGCTCAGTCAGGAATTTCATCTTTGTAGGGGTTCTTGTAGAGCGTCCCGTCTCTGAAATGATAGCGACCGCAGTGACCACACGCCCATCGGGCGTAGCAGTTGCTCGGTCTCGCCGGCGACACCGTCCTCGGGTATGCTGCGACCGGGGGGATGACCGCCCTGAATACCGGACGTATCGTCTCGCCGCCGCATTCTTTGCACAGCATCGTCTTCTCCTTAGTCGGGGATTTCGTCATCATTCAGTAGCTGTGTCACGGCCAGCGCCGTCCGGAGCGACACCCGGCGGTCGACCCTCAGCCATGCCTCTTGCGGGCGCTGCGGGGAGACTTTCAGGTCGATGCTCGGATGGGAGTCGCCCACGGCCTGCTCCACGTAGTTAGGCAGTAGCGCCTCGGGATCGACGCCGAGCGCCTTCGCCAGCCTATGCAGGCTCGAGGGCGTGGGATAGACCTGGCCGCGGATATAGGTAGAGACGGCATCGCGGCGCAGATCGGCACGGCGGGCCAGCTCGCTCTGGTTCCAGCCCTTCGAGAACATTAGCCGCTGCACGCGAGCACCGAACTCCTGCTTGGAGATGTGCCGAGGTGTCAGGGGAACGTCCTGCGCCTCCGTGCTCTCCTGGTGATACCGACTCTTGCGAGCCATAGCCGATTCCTTTTGTTGTTGTAGCCCCTCCCGTAACCGTAACGTATGTCACATTCACGGGGTATGTCAAGCGTCCCGACATACGTGAGCCCTATATTTCCGACAGATGGTTTACGGATAGCGCGCGATGCGCTACCCTAATCGCGTTACGGGTTGACATATGGCTCCTGCCGTGTGTAAGACATACATAGTGAGTCGTCAGACAGACACGGAGGCTTTCCCCTCAGATGCCCATTCCCCTCTCTACGCAAGCATTGGTCTATTGGCGGATCTGCCAGGAGCTTCGACAGGCGCGCAGGTCGGGTGACGGCAAAGCCGAGGCTGCGGCTACCTACGAGCTGGTCGACCTCACCGTGTTCACGAGGAACGACTGGCGCGGCCGAGTGTTCGCGGCGAAGCCCGTCGAGCCCTCCGCTGTCACTCCGCACTACTGCCGCCTCTCGTGAGGGTTCTCGGCGTGGACCCGGGCGGCAGCGGCGCGCTGGCGCTGGTGATGGACTCCCATCTTCGTGAAGTCGTGGACATGCCTATCTTTCTGGTAAAGCGTGGAAAATCCGCCAAAGCGGAACTCGACACGCACAATCTCGTCGCGCTGCTCGCACAGTGGCGCCCCGACGTCGCGTACTTCGAGCAGGTCGGCGGCATCCCTGGCCAGAGTGCTTCCGCCGCGTTCAACTTCGGCCGCATCGCCGGCTCCTGCGAGGCGCTCGTCAAGGCCAGTGGCGCTCGCTTCGTCTTCGTGACACCGGCAGTGTGGAAGAAGGCGATGGGCGTCACCGGCGACAAGGACGAGGCACGATCCAAGGCTACGAACCTGTTTCCCTACGCCGCCGAGTCGTTCCGACGTGTGAAGGATGACGGGCGCGCCGAAGCGGTGCTCCTGGCCGAGTACGGCCGCCGCATCGAGGCTACGACGATTTTTTCTTGACCTCCGTGTATGATTCGAGTCATACAACAGACATACGGACCCGACACTGACCTGAAACGGATAGGCCCGCTGTGCCAATGCACCTGACTTTCGAGGGCGAGACCCTCGGCCAGATCCTCGCCAACATCCGCACCTTCCTCGACTCGCTGCCGGGCGACGGCGCCGTGCAGGGGCTCGTCAATCTCGACGCGCCGCTGCCGGCGGCGGTGAAGCGCGCTCCGAAGGACCGCGGCACTCCGCCTACCCCGGAGCAGGTCAAGGCCGTCTTCAACGCCGAGGCCCCTCCCTGCACCCGCGAGGAGGTTGCTGCGAGCGCCCGCGCCTATGTCGACGCTTTCGGCAGCGTCGGCGAGGTGATGATCGAGCGGGTTGGCTACCACAAACTCACCGACATCCCCGACGCCGAGTTGTGGCGCGTCAAGCGCGACCTAGACGCCTGCGTCAAGAATGGCACCCCCTAACCCCACCAACCATGGAGACCCACAGGTGAAAATCGAGATCGACGGATTCTACGGAGCGGAGGACTACCTACTCCTGTCCGAGTTTTTCGCCAAGTTCGCAGAGTCGCGCCGACTTCGCGAGAAGGAGGTCTTCGCGACGAGCGGCTCGCAGGAGCCGTACATCCTGACGGCCGAAGGCTCCGGCTCCGGCGCCGGAGCCGCGACCGACAGGCGCGACGCCGGCACGATGGACCCCGCCTATGCGACCGACAGCGGAACGCAGACCGCCCCCGGAACGGAAGCCCCGGCCAAGCGCACGCGACGCACCAAGGCGCAGATCGCCGACGACGAGAAGAAAGAGTACGCCGAGAAGGTCAAGCTGGCGCAGCAGTTGGGCGAGGCGTCCAACATTTCGACCACGCCCGAGGACCGGCAGGATCCCGAGTTCGCTGACGACGAGGCGACGGAGGAGCAGGGCGACTTCTTCGGCGACGAGGATGTGCTCGACGAGGACGTGGCGGATGACCTGATCGACGGCTACGCCGTGACCGACGAGGGCCTCGTCGCCGCGATGAAAGCCTATGTCGCCAAGTTCGACATGGCTGCGGCGCAGACCAACGCCAAGGCCCTGTTCGGTGGCTACACCAAGCGCAGCGAGGTCACTGCGGCCGGCGAGGCGGCGATCGCCACCGCGATCCGCAACTTCGCCAACGCCGTCAACACCGGCAAGGCGGCCTGACATGGCGCACGGTTCTCGCGCCCATGCTCGGTGGTCGGCCAGCTCGTCAGAGCGCAACTTCGCGTGTCCTGGCGCGCTGGCGCTGATCGAGCGCATGGGCGTCGAGGATCGTGAGACCGAAGCCGCGGCCTGGGGCACCGCTTGCCACCAGGTCGCGGAACGCTGCCTCCGCGCGGGCGATGATGCCGACAAGTACATCCTCACGATAGAGAAAACGAAGTCATTCTCGTTCGTCTTCGACGAGGAGATGGCTGAGTGTACGCAGGTCTTCCTCGACTACGTGCGCGGGCGGATGACCGAGTATTCGGAGGCAGGCGAACTCTACCACCCGGACGGCCACGCCTGCTCGATTCCAGAGGCCACCCTCCTGATCGAGCAGCAGTTCGACCTGTCTCCCATCAACCCGCCATTTGAAGCGGGAGGGACAGGCGACGCCGTGCTGCTGTTCCCGGCCTGGGGGATGATCGAGGTCGTCGACCTCAAGACCGGCCGCAAGTGGGTGGAGGCCGAGGGCAACAAGCAGACGCGCACCTACGCCCTCGGCGCAGCCATCGCCAACAAAGGGCCGTGGACGCGGGTTCGCAGCACGATCGTCCAGCCGCGTGTCGGTGACGACGCCGTGCGCTCCGAGGAAATCGACATCTGCGATCTCCTCGACTGGACGACCGATTTGCTCGAAGCCATGCACGCCAGCGCCGCCCTCGACGCCCCTCTCATCGCCGGCGACCACTGCCACGCGACGTTCTGCCCCGCTGCGGGCCGTGGCTGCCCCGCGATGGAGGCCAAAGCCCTCGAGGCTGCCCACACGTTCTTCGCGCCCGTCGAGGCTGGCGCTGTCGCGGTAGCGCAGCCGCCAGACCCGCGCACCATGCCCGTCGAGAAGGTCGTCGGCGTCCTCGACGCCGCAGACATGATCGAGAACTGGCTCAACGGCGTGCGCCAGTACGCCCGCGAGCTGGTCGAAGCCGGCGAGACGGTCGGCGACTACATCCTCGTCGACAAGCAGGCGCGGCGGAAGTGGCTGGACGCGGAGGATCTGCCCTCGGAGCTGACGAAGCGCCTCGGCATCCCCGAGAGCGGCCTCTACGAGAGCAAGCTCAAGTCCCCGGCGCAGATCGACAAGTTGGCCGGGAAACAGGGGGCGAAGATCATCGCCGATCTTTGGACGAAGGAGAGCAGCGGGACGAACCTGGTGCGCTCCGACAAGACGACGCGCGTGCCTGCCATCCCTGCCGCGCAGAAATTCTTCAGCATCGAAAAGGAGTAGACGAATGGCGAAGAACAGCATGTTCCGCACCGACCGGTTCAAGGGGCCGCTCATGCGCATCAGCTACGCATGGCAGCTTTTCAAGCCGCGCGAGGCGGGCGAGTTCGGCCGCGGCGGCTACGGCTGCACCCTCATCATGCCGAAGTCCGGCGACTGGTCGGCCATCCAGGGCGCCATCAAGGCGTGCGTCGCAGGACAGTGGGGCGACCGCGGCGCTGAGAAGTGGAAGGCGGGGCTCATCAAGAACCCCATCCTCGACGGTGCCGGCAAGGAGGCCCGCAGCAAGGAGAGCGGCGAGCTTCACCCCGGCATGGGTGAAGACGTGCGGTTCATCCGCGTCGGCTCCGGCCTCGATCGTAAGCCGCAGGTCTACGACCAGAACGTCGTGCTCCTCGCCGACTCCGACGACTGCCCGAGCGGCTCGTGGGGCTACCCGGTGCTCAACGCCTACACCTGGCACAACGACCAGAACGGCGACGGCGTGAGCTTCGGGATCGAGATGTTCCAACTCGTGAAGAAGGCCGAGGGTGGCGACGTGCTCGGTGGCAGCGGGAAGGCCAACCCGAGCGCCTTCTTCGAGGCCGTGGCTGGCGCGGGCGACGGCGAGAAGCCCGAGTCTGCCGGCGACTTCTTCGGCTAGGCGCCGTGCCTGCCGATGTGATCTGCGACCTCGACAGGCAACTGATCGAGGCGCACATCGCCCGGAAGGGCGTCACAATCGTCGCGACCGGCGTGTACGGGCTCGACCCCTACGCGCCGCCGCCCTGCCTCTACTCGGCGTTGCACGCCACTCGCGCCAAGAGGGTCGCCCTCCGACGCGCGGAGGTGCGGACGCTCGTCGAGAAGGGCGTGACTCAAGACGCCATTGCCGAGGCGATGAACGTCTGCGTCTCGACCATCAACGGCGACGTGCGGGCGCTCAAGGACGAGGGGCGCCTGCCACCGGGATATCCGAGAGGAGAGCGACATGGCTAATATCGGTGATAACAGCGAGAGCTACCGCGTCACGGCCGAGGAGCTGAAAGGCTTCATCGCACGCATCGAAGGTCTCGACGCGCAGAGGACCGATCTCGCGGAGGACATCAAGGAGGTCAAGGCCGAGGCGAAGGCCCGCGGCTACGACATGAAGGCTCTGGCAGCGGTCATTCGGCGGCGCAAGCAGGATCGTGACGCCGTGAAGGAGCAGGACGCTATCATCGCCCTGTACGAAGACACGCTGGGGATCTTCTCCTGATGCCCACGATCCTCCCCGGTGACAACCGCGCCTCGCTCGCCGCGATGGCTGAGAACAGCATCGACGCGGTTGTCACCGACCCGCCGTACAGCTTGACGTCGATCACGAAGCGGTTTGGCGCGGCCAACGCTGCGCCAGCCAAGGGGGGCGACGGCAGCTTTGGCCGCGTCTCTGGCGGGTTCATGGGCAAGTCGTGGGACGCCACGGGCATCGAGCGCGACCCCGAGTTCTGGGCCGCCGTCTATCGGGTGCTCAAGCCGGGCGCGTTCGCCTTCGCATTCTCGGGCGCCCGCACCGGTCACTGGCAGGCGTGCGCTATGGAGCAGGCCGGCTTCGTCATGCACCCGATGCACGCCTGGATCTACGGTCAGGGCTTCCCGAAGGGGCACGACGCCAGCAAGGCGATCGACAAGCACCTAGGCGTCGAGGGCGACGTGGGGGGCTACAAACCCGGCTACGCCTCCCGACAACGGCCGGGGCTGCTGAAGTCGATGGGTGACGCTTGGTCGGGGGAGGGGGGATTCCACCGGCCTTGGATGGACGACCCGGACGCCGTGGACCGCCAAGCCCGATCGTACCTGCCCGGCTCTCCCGAGGCCCAGCAGTGGGACGGCTACAAGTACGGCACGCAGACGCAGAAGCCGGCGATGGAGCCTATCTACCTCGCGCAGAAGCCCTACGAGGGTAAGCCGGTCGAGAGCATCCTGAAATGGGGCGTCGGGGCGTTCAACATCGACGGCTGCCGCGTGCCGGCAGCGGACGGCGTACCGAAGTTCGCGCGTAGCGGCGGTGCAGCCGCTAACGTATACGGCGATGGCTTGAACCGAAGCAACCGCACAGGCGAACTCACGCACACCGGCCGCTACCCCGCCAACGTGCTGCACGACGGCTCGGACGTGGTGTTGGCGCTGTTCCCCTACACCAAAAGCACCCCGCCGGGGAACATCAAGCCCAGCGATTCCACCAAGCACGCCTACGGCGAGTACGCGACCCGCAGCCTCGTCGGGCACACAGACGAGGGATCTGCAGCACGCTTCTTCAACAGCTTTCCCGTCGATGAGGTGCCCTGGCCGCTGGCGTTCTATCACGCCAAGGCAGGCAAGGCTGACCGCGCGGGCGCGAAGCACCCTACCGTGAAGCCGATCGGCCTGCTGCGCCACCTGATCCGCCACGTCTGCCCTCCGGAGGGCACGGTTCTCGACCCCTTCGCCGGCAGCGGCACGACGGCCGAGGCAGCGCGGCTCGAGGGCATGGGCTGCGTGTTGATGGAGGCCGAGCCCGACTACCTGGCGTTCCTGCGGCGGCGGTTCGTGTCTGAAATAGCGGAGGACATTTTCGCATGAACCTCACGGAACTCGAAGCCGCGATGACGGCGCGGAACCTCCAGGCCGTCACCATCGCCTACGTCACGACGCGCGGGGAGTGGCAGGCGAGCCTCCGGCCGCGAGGCGGAGACGGGTGGCGCATAGACATGGGCGCCACGGTCGAGGAGGCCGTCGCGGGTGCGCTGGCGCAATTCCGCGCGCCTGTTGTGTCTGATTCGTCGGCAGACGAAGTGGATCTGTTCGGATGAAAGTGCTCGTCGCCTGCGAGTTCTCCGGGGTTGTGCGACGGGCGTTCCGCGCGTGCGGGCACGACGCCTGGTCGTGTGATCTTCTCCCGGCCGAGGATGGCGATCCGCACCACATCCAGGGCGACGTCTCGGAGGTATTGCTGCGGGGCTGGGGGCTGATGGTGGCTCACCCGCCGTGCACGCATCTAGCCGTCTCCGGGGCGCGCTGGTTCGTCGAGAAGCGAGAGGAGCAAGCCGAGGCCCTGGACTTCGTGCGGGCGCTCCTCGCGGCCCCCATCCCCCGCATCGCACTCGAGAACCCGATCAGCATCATTTCCTCCCGCATCCGCAAGCCGGATCAGATCATCCAGCCGTGGCAGTTCGGGCACGGCGAGACGAAGGCCACCTGCCTATGGCTCAAGGGCCTGCCGCCTCTGGTGCCGACCAACGTCGTCGAGGGCCGGGAGGCGCGCGTGCATCGGATGCCCCCCGGCCCCGATCGGTGGAAGGAGCGCAGTCGCACGTTCCCCGGCATCGCCGAGGCTATGGCGGATCAGTGGATCAGCGAAGGCATCTTCGGATGACGACGCTCTCCCTCGACTTCGAGACGAGGAGCGCCGTCGACCTCAAGCGCGCCGGCGCGCACCGCTACGCCGCCGACCCCAGCACCGACGCCTGGTGCGCCTGCTACGCCCTCGACGACGACCCCGTGAAGGTGTGGCGGCCGGGGATGCCGACGCCCCCCGAGATCGCGCTGGCGCAGATCGAAGGCTGGACGATCGCCGGCTGGAACGTGGCCTTCGAGCGCCTGATCTGGAACGGCGTATGCACGCCGCGCTACGGCTGGCCGCGCCCGGACCTCGAGCAGTTCGACGACACGGCTGCTGCGGCCGCAGCTATGGGCCTCCCGCGCAACCTGGGCGACGCAGCTCGCGCCCTCGGCAGCGAGCACGAGAAGGACGACACCGGCCACAGGCTCATGTTGCAGATGGCCAAGCCTAGGCGGGCGCGCAAAGGCGAGGCCGAGGGCGTCTACTGGTGGGACGACGAGGACCGCCTAGGGCGCCTCATCGCCTACTGCGTGAAGGACGTCGAGGCGGAACGCGCGCTGCGCAAGCTGCTCATCCCGCTCCCGGCCGAGGAGCGCGCCTGCTATCTGTTCGACCAGCGGATGAACGATCGCGGCGTCAGGCTTGATACGGCGCTCATCAAGTCCATGCGCCGCATCACGGACGACGCCAAGCTCGACCTCGACGCCCGCATGGCCGAAGCCACGGGCGGCGCCGCGACAGCGTGCACGCAGGTCGCCCGCATCGTGGCGTGGGTGGCCGAGCGCGGCGAGGGCGTCCCCAGCCTCGCGAAAGCCGCGCTCTCCGAGGCGCTCGAGGACGCCTTCATGCCGGAGGACGTGCGCACGGTGCTCGAGTTGCGCCAGTCGGCCGCGAAGTCCAGCACCGCCAAGCTCGACGCCATGTCTGCCTGCGTCTCAGCCGATGGCCGGGCGCGGGGGCAGCACCTCTATCATGGCGCGAGCACGGGCCGATGGAGCGGCCGGCTCATCCAGGTCCAGAACCTCCCTCGCGGGACTGGAACGGTAGCCGACCCGGACGCCGCCGCGCCTGACTTCCTGACGGGCTCCGCGCCTTGGGTGCGGCTCTCCCACGGCGACCCCATGTCGGCCGTCTCGGACATGCTGCGCGCCTGCATGGTGGCGTCTGAGGGGCATCGATTACTGGCGGCAGACTTCGCCAACATCGAGGGCCGCGTGACGTCGTGGCTCGCGGGGGAAGCGTGGAAGCTCGAGGCGTTCCGTGCTGCCGACGAGGGCCGAGGCCCCGGCCTCTATGAGCTGACGGCCAGCCGCATCTTCAACTGCGCCGTCGAGGGCGTGACGAAGGCGCAGCGGCAGGTGGGCAAGACGGCGGAGCTGGCCCTTGGCTTCGCTGGCGGCGTCCCGGCCTTCCACGCCTTCGCGCAGGTCTACAACACCGACATGGCGCAAGCCTATGATTCGCTGCGCGCCAGCGTCGACGGCGAGACGTGCGAGAGGGCCGAGCGCGCGTACATCCGCTGGGAGAAGGAGGGGCTGCTCGCCACCGACGTCATGTCGCGCGAGGCGTGGATCGCCAGCGACGTGACGAAGCGCATGTGGCGGGAGAAGCACCCCGCGACGACGGCCTGGTGGGACGATCTGGCCAAGGCAGTGTTCGCCGCTGTGACGAAGCCGGGGACACTGACACACTGCGGCCGGCTATCCTACATCGTCAAGCGCGGCTTCCTCTGGTGCCGCCTCCCCTCCGGCCGATGCCTCGCCTACGGCTCCCCTGACGTCCGCATGGTCGCGACGCCGTGGGGCGAGAAGCAGGCTACTCCAACTGCGTTGGGAGTAGATTCAATCACGAAGCGGTGGCGACGTTACCCGCTAACCCGCCAGATTCTCTCGGAGAATCCCGTGCAGGCTGTGGCGCGGGACTGCATGAGAGACGGCATGCTGGCGTGTGAGCGCGCAGGCTACCCCATCGTCCTGACCGTCCACGACGAGGCTGTGGCTGATACCCCGCAGGGCTTCGGCAGCCTCGAGGAGTTTGAGCACCTGCTCTCCGACATGCCTGCATGGGCCGAGGGGCTGCCTGTCGTCGCCACGGGATTCGAGGCTCAACGATATCGCAAATAGGCGGTTGACGAGCGCCATACATCCGACATACATTAGCGTTAACGAGCAGACGAATCAGACGGACAGGAAAAATGCCCCTCGAAGCAGAAGCCCGCAATATCACGACCATGCGCCTCCCGGCCGGTCTGCTGCGGGAGCTGACGAAGATCGCCAACCGCCGCGGCATGTCGCGCACGAAGCTGGTGGAGCGCGAGATGATCGCCCTTGTCAAGCGCGAGGGCGATTACGGCTACGACGAAGACGAAGACCCGTTCGCATGACCCGCCCCGACGACGAGACAATCGAACGGGTAGCCGTGCTGCTGTCGATCGCCCAAGAGGGGCGACGGCTACCGTGGCCGGCGCACCTGAGCGAAGTCGAGCGCGACGTGTGGCGGGTGCGGGCGATGCAGATCATCGCCGCTTGGCACGGCGCAAACGCCCTGTTGGCCCGTACCGATCCGCCCAGCCCGCCGGTCGGCCTATGAGAAGCTTGAACGAGGCCAGGGCGCGACAGGCCGCAGCCAAGGCCGCCTTCTTTCGCGGCGAAACGGACCAGCACCCGCAAGGACTCTCCGGACGGGCGTGGATCATCCCTCCCGAGGAGACACGCTGCATGTGGGATTGGGGCGAATATGGCGCCGACGCGGGTTGGGACCACGATCGAATCGTCGGGCGATCGGAGCATACGATCGCAGAGCATCGGCGAAAGCTGGCCGTCCTTCACTACAAGCTGACTCAACTGAGCCTGCGGATGCGGACGGGGCCGCGATGACCCTCGACGACCTTCGCGCCGCGGCGCCCGACCTGGGCTTCGCCCTCTACGCCTACGCCCCAGCGAACGCTGGCGGTCCCGTGACGCTCGAGGTCCACGCCGCCGAGGGGGTCTTCACCTTCGATGGCCCGACTGAGGCCGCAGTGATCGCGGCCGCCTTTCCCCACCAAGCAACGGAGGAACCCGATGTCCGCCCGTCCCCAGCACCCACTGACGAAGCGCCTGCCGCGAGCGAGGACATCTTCGCGTAACCGCGTCAGCGTCAACTACACGTCCTTGGCGTTCTACGCCGCCTGCACCTTCTGGACGGTCGTCATCCTGCTCCTGATGGCTTTCAGATGATGGCGGAGTACGATCAACAGACAGAGGCGATGTTGAAAGCGGAGCGCCGGGCAGGCCATGATATAGCAACCCGGAGAGAACTCGAGGTTCGTCTCAGCATCCTTCGTGCATCGCTGGAACGCACCCGTGCTCGAATGATGATAATTGCCGACGATATAGACGGCATCCTCGGTAGCGCACAGCAAGGGGAGGGCGAGACCATCCCGCCCGCACCGCGCGAGAAACTGCCGGATGGCTGGTTCCGTCTGTCCCCGTACAGAACCGCGACCTCTTACGGGTGCGCGAGCGAGGGATGCTTAGGCCATCCACAATATCGGCTCGAAGCGGGCGGCGTCGGTTCCGACTACTGCGAGAACTGCGCCGCAACCATCCGCGCACAGCAAGGGGAGGGCGAGTCATGAGCCGCCTCCGCATCGAGGCGAAGGTGCGCAAGAACCCGGACTTCGAAACCGTGTCGGCAGAGCTGGACCGGCTCGGCATCGAATGGTCCCTCAACCCCGCGACAGGCAAGGGCCACCCTATGATGCACATAACCGTCAGGGGCGTCGTCCACCGCCGGCCCGTAGGCTGCACCCCGGGGATGAACACGCCTCGGGCACGGTTCCTCGGCGACCTGAGACGGTGGTTGCGCACCCGTGGTCTGGATGTATGATATGTCAGCCAACATCCGGATCACGCAGATGCTCATGCGCCTGTCCCGCCTGCTCAACGGCCTGACAGGGGGCAGCTTCGACGAAATGCTCTGCTCGCGCATCTGGCGCAGCAGCCCCAAAGGCCGCCTCGTGCGGACGATCGACGACCTCTGGTTTCGCGTCTACAGCGAGCCCGAGCACTGCCGCAACTGCACGATCTACGAATACCTGCGCAAAGCCAACGACCCCTCAGAGGAGGATGAATTAGCGTGATTTCCCTCATCGTACTGATCTGCGCCGGCACGAGTTGCCAAGCCTTCGAGGGCGCCATGCCCGATGGGATCACTACCATCGCCGCCTGCGAGGCGGCGGCCCCTGAGATCCTCGGGCAGCTGGACCTGTCTGACGACGCGATGGTCATGGCGTGGCGCTGCGTGGCGGGGGAACCGGCGTGATCCGCCTCCGCCGCATCACATGGCGGGAGTTCGACCTGCCCGTCATCAACCGCGACCGCTACGACCTCAAGTGCTGGCTCGAGGCGAGAGGGGCGAGGGTGTCCGCGTGGATGCGCACCTGGGAGATCAGGTGGTGATTCCCTTCTACGCCCTGCTCGTCACCTGCTCGCTGCTGCACGAGGGGGAGGGCGTAGCCTGCCAGAACTTTTGGCTCCCCGAGCCCTACCGGTCGCTGGACGACTGCCTCATCGCCGTCTCCCGCGCCGACCAGGGGCTCAGGAGCATCCGCTCCTCCCTCACATCGGGCACCTGCACGACAGACGCCCCGCCACCCCCGCCAACGGAGGACCATTAGTGCCCCTCACCCTCTACATCGCCTATTGGGCCATCCTGTTCGGCCTCGTCACCAGGGCGTCCGACGCCCCCGCCAAGCCCCCGCGCCTCGTCCTCATCAAGAAGGACGATCGCCCGTGACGATCCTAGCCTTCACCGGTCGCGCGGGGACCGGCAAGACGACCACCGCCCGCGTCCTCTGCCGGGACCACGGTTTCCAGCGCATCGGCTTCGCCGACCCCATCCGCGCCATGATGCGGGCGCTCTACGTCGAGATGGATCTCCCTTTCGACGAGATCGACAGGCGCCTCGTCGGCGACCTGAAAAACGCGCCCGACCCCGCGCTGGGCCACACCCCCGGCCGCTTCTACGAGGCGACACCGCGGCGCGCCATGCAGACCCTCGGAACCGAGTGGGGACGTATGTGCATGGGCCAGAGCTTTTGGACCGGCGTCTGGTTGCGGTCGGTAGAGTCGTCAGGGGCGCATCGCGTCATCGTCGACGACTGCCGCTTCCACGACGAGGCCGAGGCCATACGTCGCCTGGGCGGCCAGGTCATCGGCCTGCGCCGCGAGGGCGTCGAGCCGCTGCCGGGCAGCCACATCAGCGAGACGGGCACCGAGCCCGACCACTGGATCGACATGAACGGGACGCCCGAGAGCACGGCGACGAAGGTGCTACTGCTCGCATCACTCAAGGCGGCTTAAAGCCAAAAAGGAAAGAGGCGGCCCCGGTGCAAAGGCCGCCTCTCCACATTTAGAGCAGGTCCATGCGCAACGTACATCATGTGGTGCCAACCGTCAAGGCGTTCTCTCACTTGTGGGGGCTCGGCTATCGACGGCTATGCCCTATTATCCCTCCCGATGCGCCACTCCATCCTGAGTCCGGCATGGCGAAGCGCGCTGCTCGGGGCAAAGACCCTCGAGGTAAAGCGCCCGGCGTCATGCGCGATGGGCATTGGACCGGCTTCGATTGGGTCAAGCACGAGAGCACCGAGGCCGACATAGCGCGCTGGGCCGACATGGGCGCTGGCGTAGGGATCAAGCTGGGCCACGGGCTCGTCGCTATCGACATAGACGTCCTCGATCCCGAGGATGCGTTTGTCATCGAGTCGTTGGCGACGGATACGCTGGGCCTCGCCCCGTGCCGAGTAGGCAGGGCGCCCAAGCGGCTCCTCGTCTACGCCCTGGACGGCGACCTCCCCTACCGCAAGCTGCGCCTGAAGGGCGGCCAGGCCGTCGAGGTGCTCACCGAGGGGCGGCAGTTCGTCGCCGCCGGCATCCACCCCTTCACGCAGAAGCCCTACAACTGGACGCGCGCCCTACCGCCCCGTGCCGAGCTGCCTGTCGTCACCCCTGCGGAGGTCGACGCCTTCCTCGACGCGCTGGCTGTCGGCCTGGGCGGCGAGGTCTACCAGGGCCACGAGGCGAGCGACGCGCCCGCGCCGCCGCAGGAGCAGCTACAGGGCGACCCTGCACTCGTCGCAAAGGCCGTGGCCTCCCTCCCCAACCGCGACGCCGACTTCCCCACCCGCGACGACTGGATGCGCGTCGGCTATTCCATCAAGGCAGCGATGGGGCCAGAGCACGAGGACGAGGCGCTAGAGTGCTTCCACCAGTGGTCCGCACGCTGGGACGCCGGCAGCACCGATCCCGACGACCTCGAGGATGAGTGGCGCAGGATGCGCCCGCCCTACCGCGTAGGCGCCTCGTGGCTGTACGAGCAGGCCGAGAAGCTCGGTGGGTGGGAGGGCAGGGCCGCCGAGTGGTTCGAGCCCGTCAGCGAGGCTCCTGTGCGCCCTGAGGGCACATACGAGCTGCTCACCTTGGGCAACGTCCTGACCCTCCCCGACCCTGTGTGGCTCCTCGACAGGCACATCCCTGAATCGGGCCTCGGCTTCCTCTACGGTCGCCCGGGCTGCGGGAAGTCCTTCGTGGCGCTCGACATGGCGCTCCACATGGCCCATGGGCTGCCTCAGTGGCATGGCGACGCCATCCGCACTCCGTCGGCGGTAGAGCAGCCCACGGTGCTCTACATCGCCTCTGAGGGCGTCTCAGGGTTCAAGGGCAGGGCAGGGGCGTGGCTGCGCACCAGGGCGCTCCCTGACGAGGCCGAGCCCCGCTTCTTCCTCCTGCGCGAGACCATCAACTTTATGAAGCCCGAGGACATCGGTAAGCTCGTGCGGACGGCGCGCTCCGCCAACCTCCCTCGCGTCGACCTGACGATCGTGGACACGGTGTCTCGCTCCATGCCGGGCGCCGACGAGAATCTCCAGAAAGACATGACGCTGTTCGTGAGCGCCTGCGACGCGCTGAGAGGGGCGCTGGGCGGCGGTGTCCTCGGCGTGCATCACGCGGGCAAGAGCGGAGACATGCGCGGCTCCACGGTGCTCCTGGGCGCTGGTGACTATGTGCTGCGCCTCGACCGCGAGGAGGGCGAGAAGGTGGGGTTCCTGCGTTGCGAGAAGCAGAAGGACGGCCCCGACGGCTGGCAGGACGCCTATCGCTTCGTGGCTCGTGACAAGAGCCTCGTGGTCGAGCGCATCGCTGAGGATGCGTCCCCCACGCCCGAGGAGATCTTCACTTAGGCTATCGAAACACGTGGAACTGGTTTGACCCCCGGCTCTCTCTTTCCACAAGCATCCACGCCTCTACGCCGCCATCGGCGCAGAGTTCGTCGGGATCGAGGCCGAGCCGCGCGCACTCCTCCCGCGCCCATTTTTCGCGGGCGGGAGAGACGAGGGGGAACGTGGCCGGAATACCGGGGGGCTGTTTCATTTTTGGGGCAAACCCTTTTTAGCGTGCTGTTCACATGTGACGTGGAACCGCCGTTTGGCGCGGCGGCATTGCGTGCCGGCCTTGGTGATCCCTTGGCAACGACGGTAGTCCGGTACCGGCTTGGTACCCCATCGGTTAGTGAATGGTGGCTCGAGGGTACCCATATTCAGCTCCTCCTCTTACATGCGCGCGCGGCGCCCCGGATCTTGTCCCACAGTATGCGCGGACCTGGGCGCCCGCTACGGGCCATCCATCGCGCCGTAAGGGTATGGGCTTGCAGCTCGCGGGCGCCGGTGCATCCGGGTGCCTGCAGCCAATGGGCAAGCTCATGCACCAGGACGGCTTGCGCTTGGTCGGGCGGGAGCCACGATGCGAGATAGACCACCCCATTAGCGTAGGCGCCATAGCGGGCGCCGGGATGATAGGCGCCAGGATCACTCACAAGGCGGACCTGTGGCAGCTCGGCGCCCCGAGCTGCCCGGAGTGCGGAGTTTGCCTCGAGCCATGCCACGGCGGCGCCAGCCGCGCCAGGGGCCAGCGTAGGCGCCGCCGCATGCGAGGCCGGCGCAAAGGCTTGCGCCACCGTAGCGAGTGCTACGGCCGCAAGGCAGGTGCGCAGAATGTCTCTCCTCATCTCAGACAATCGTCCGAGAAGGAAGCTTTTCCGCCCAGCCGAAAGCGGCGCGCCTCGCCTTAACCTCGGACTCGAACGGGCCATGCACGGCCGAGTCGAGCTTCCTGACGCGAACGTACCAGCCGCGCGCCAGGATCCCGCCGTGGCCATCGGCGCGGATAGATTTGCCGCGCGTGCCGCTCGCATAGAAAACCGTGGGTGCCATAGTCGACTCCTGTTGTCTGTCCGGTATCATACCGCGTATGACATACATACGCAACGGGTAAGCGGCGCCTAGTGGTGGCGCCGCCTCCTGAGGTGCGCCACCACTCGGAAGATCCCGAGTGTGGCGAGCGACACTGCCAATCCCGCCAGGGCGGCAGGAAGGGTAAGCGCCGCTAGTGCGCCGAGTGCAAAAAGGACAATCATGAATCGTGCGGATTCTGGTGGCGAAAGACGATCCCTTGTTCATCTTCCGCTTGCGTCAGGTAGCCTTTCACTCGGCAACCCTGAATCCGCACAACGGCCGGGATGGAGAACCATGTATCCGGCTCTCCGGTCACGTAGGCAGTCCGGCGCATATCCCCCGCCAAGCTCTCCAAACGGCAATTGTCGACCTTGGAAAGTGTCGGGCCTCCCATCCAATGCGCATGCCATAGGACGGAACCATCGGGCGCCGGAGTCGGCTTGTCCGCGCGATACTTCATCATTCGCTGGACTCCTCGACATAGGACCACGAGCCGACTCGGTTGCCATTGGAGTCGTGTAGCGTGGCGCCCGTAGGCTGTAGACCGCGGATAAGATGCCGCTCTGCCGTCCCAGCAACCGCGCGCAAGATCCGCGCCAGCTCGGCGCCGGCGTCATCGGCAAAGGCGGAGTTGTCGGTTTCGATTTCAAGCTTGAACATGGTTCAGGATTCCTTGTGCGCGATGCGGTAGGCGTCGGCGGAGTCGATAATGCGGTTTCCCTCCTCCTTACCAACGGCCGTGAAAATGCGGCGCATGATATGATCCGAGCGGCCTAGCTCGGGATGTACGTTCTGCCCCCATCCGTTTTCCGGGCCATGGATGGTCTCGGCATATGCCGCCGCGAGGGACTCGGGAGTCCATTCGGTTTCCATTGTCTCAGCTCCTCAAAAGTAGGCGGAAGCGTTGCCGGACTCGGGATCGTCGGGCGCCACGTAAAGCTTGATGCTGGCGCCGCGGGGATCCCCATTGAAGCGGATGGAGAAGGGCACCAGCATCGACTCAGCGTTCAACCGATGGACGATTGCCAAGGCCGCGTTTGCGTGGCGAAGTGCAAGCTTTTCGGCTCGCGCCTCGTCTTCCTCCGTCCAGCTCGCCAGCCGCATCCGGGCGGCAGGGTCCCAACGCTCGATCCCGTTGCACCGGTCGACGTTGATACGGTCCAACACTCGCGCCGCTTTGGCGAGCTGCGCAGCCATGTCCTCCACATCGCGGAAGCGGAATGCGCCGCCCATGTCGGCCCGCTCAATCGCCGTGTACAGCTCGCGGATTGCATCAAGCTTGTTGCGTGTCATGTTGTGATTCCCTTGTCTTGCGTGATTTCAGACTGCCGGACGATCGAAAAGATCCGGCGTTTTCTGGCAGCGGTAGGGCGCGCCCTCGTAGTCGAGATCCTTGAAGGTTCCCGGATCCGCCGCAACCACAGAGTCGAATGCCTCGAGGTTATGGGCGCGCCAGAGGTAGACCGCCTCTTTATCCTCCTCGAGCCAAGCCTCGAGCTTTTCCGCGCGCTCCTCGAGCCGGCGCTTGTCGAAAGCTTCCCAGTCGACGGCCTCTGACCAGGCTTGGTATGCGCGCTCGTCCCCCACGGTTTCTTCGTACAGGTCGAGATCCTCGGGGTCGGCGCCCGCGAGCTGTAGCACCGCGAGCAGCAGCGTTCCCAACTCGTTGTGGTCCCAATCGCCTAGGGGCTTTTCCAGCCAATCCTCGATATCGGTCGGGTAGTAGGCTATGAAACCATCGTAAGACGTGAAACGATCCTTGATAGTCTTCGCCAGAGTAGCGTGACCTTCCGCCCGCGAGCGGCGAAACATGAGGTACACAATCGCGAGCGGCATTTCGCCATAGAGACGATCCGTCGCGAAATTATACTCGCGCGGCGAGTCCATCGACTCGAAAGTCATACGGATTGAGTCGCGACGATACGGCTCCTCTACGTAGGTTTTTGTCTGCCACTCAAACCGCTTGTGAACATCTGGAACGCTAAACCCTAGCGTTTCGCCGGCCATGTTGTCAAAGGACGCAACGTAGTTAGTTGCAATCTTCGCATACGCGATATCGTAAGACGTTTCGCGTAACAGGATCTCGCCCAGGTCGCTGGCGGATAAGCGCAGTTCCTCCGGCCATGCCGGTTCATAGTCGAGATCGCCTTTCTCGCCTTCGGTGGCGATATAGTAGCAGTGTGACTCCTCCTCATGGTCGACGGCGCGGGAATAGTCGGACTCGTAGAATCCCGGGAAAGGGATGTTGACGACAACGTTGCGGCTCATGCCCCGGACTCCTCATTGTTGATCGACCATGTGAAGACGAACCACGCGTAGTTCGGCATTTCAGACTCCTTTCACGGCAAACGGGACGCGGGGCCATCAACCACGCGGCCGATGGCACGGGCGCAGCTCCGCCAGGTCCGGCCGAGCACGCGATCGGGCGCCCCGATGGACTCGGCCGACTCCACCCAATCGGCTTTCTCTAAGCAAACCGAGTCGAGTGCGCCGAGCACGGTTCCCAGCCCGTGCTTGTCCACAAGCTCTTCGAGATCGTTCTTTAGTGTCTGCCATCCTATCAGGTTCATGGCTCCACCCAATTCACGCACGCATCTATGATGCGGCCGGCCGCTTCCTGCGCCGACATGGGCGCAAGCCGGCGCCGCTTGCTCGCGGCGGTTTCCCTCAGAGAAACGAGCATCCCTTCGCCAAAGGTCCGACCTGTGAACTCGCGCCCGTTGACGCGAGCGTAGGCTTGGAACATGCGCGAGCCGATGTAGCTCTGGACACGCCAGCCGGCGCCGAGCGTTACCGTGCCGATCACGTCCCCCGTCCATGTCGTCAGGTCGCGCGAGCCGAGTCCGTAGGCGGAGTCTGTCCTCGCGTGTAGCTTCCCGACATAGGCGACGAATGACTCGGGTGTGTCATTGAGCAGCTCGTATTGATTGACTCGGCCGCGCATGGCGTTGTCGACGGCCGCATAGTCGGGATGGCGGGATATCTCGACTGGCAAGTATCCGCCGCGATTGGCCACGTCGGGCGCCATGCGGCGCATGGTCTCGTCCGCCTTGTCGACGGCCGCGCGCTCTATGGCGTAGGTCTCTGGCGTCAACATGGCGTCACCGTGCCCGCGAGTAGTGGCGCATGGTCTCGGCACGAGCCTCAGACCAACGCGAGTTGATGGATTCCATGCGCGCATCGTGGCCGGCCATCGCAGCATTGGCGCGCCGCGTCAGTTCCTCGCGGGCGCCGGGCGTTCCGCGGCGGATAGCATTCATCAAGCCGGGAAGCGGGATGGTTTGCAGTGTCATATCTTCGTTCCTTTCAACCAAGCAGTTACCGCGTCAGCCCTAAGTGCGTCCCGCTTTTCCTCGGCGCTAAGCACTTCCGAGATCTCGGCCATGCGTGCGTAGGCCTCGCCCGGAACGTTGGCGCGCCATTGCAGCCCGTACCTATGGACTAGCTCTAGGAAGGCTAGGCGAGCCTCATTCTTCGTCATTGTCTGATTCTCCCGTATCTGTCCTGCACTCATGTTGCGCCATCTGACATACACTTGCAACAGGAATCGTACGGCTTGCCATACCGTCGGCGCGGGATTATCATACACATCTGATTAATCAGGGGAATTGATGAATTGGCTACGCATACCAAGAGCGCAGACACAAGCCCGAAGCGTAAGACGCTTGTCTCGGCGCTTGCGCTGGTAGGCGATCCGCACGCGGCGGCGCGGCTGGCGGATTGGCGAGGGTATGGCGTTAATGATGCGGCATTCGTCGCGAAAGATCCGAGGGTTATCAAACAGGTAGAAGCAATCCGATTCCGGCGTATGTCAGAGGAGATCGTTCCGCTTGCGTTGGGCGTGATTGTCGAGACGCTTCGGGGTGCACCAGGTCGGGCTCGCGACGATATGGCTCGTTGGGCGGTCAAAGAGTGGAAAGACGAGCACGGGAGCGTCGCAGGGGGCGTCGTCGACGGTGATCTCGACCTCAGCAACGCCAGCCAAGGGCAGCTCGCGCGCATGATTCAGGAGCTGGAGGTACAACAGGCCGCGCTCGAAACGATTGCTGCAGGCAAGGCGAAGGACGTCACACCATCAACAGATGTGATAGATGCTGGCGATCATATCACAGAGATTGATCCATTCAGCTGATGTGCGCAACACCACATGAGCTTCAGGTCGTAACCCTATGACCTGGTTAGCTATGTAACTGTACTAAGGTTACAGTTGCGCAAGCCTCGGGGCGCATCGAGCCGCAGCTCTGCCTCGACGTCGACCTCGGCGCGGGCGCCTCGGCGGCCGGGCGGCCCCCCGGGCCACGGCCCACAATTGCACCAAAAGCCGGCGCTGGACGCCCATACAAAAATGCGCCCCACCGTACCTTTCTGACATACAGTAACGTCGGCTACGGACTTCTCTCCCTCCTTCGTACCTTCGTATCGTAGGCTGCGTAGGGTACGATCTTACCCTACGAAAGGGTACGAAACCCCCCTTCCGAGCGTCGTCAACCTTCGTACCTTCTTCGTAGGAAACGCAGTGCTAGGAACCCCCCCCCTTAAGGGGGGTCCGCATCCTACGAAAGGTACGAAGACGACACGAGGGGCGCAAAAACGCTTGCCGACGATAAAACAGGAGTGTATGTCTGGCGGACGCCGTCACATGGGAGACATACGAATGGCCAAGGAATCGCCGGAAACCCCTTGCGTGTATTGCCACGCCCCCGGGCGGATATACGCCGTGAAGGAGGGCTACGTGGTCCCAGGCACCGAGCACCTCGCAAAGCCGACCGCACTCTGCGCTCGCTGCTACCATCCACACCAGCAGGAGCTTTTCTGGCACGCCCATCCCCGAGGCCGGGATTTCGCGAAGAAGGAGATCGAGGATCTCGCCGCCGAGGTCGCCGAGCGGAAGCAGGCGCAGCGCGAGGCCGCAAGGCCCAAGCCCGCTTCGTCGACTCCCGAGCCCCAGCTCATCGAGGCCGCGGTCCAGCGGCTCATGGGGGAGGCCCAGCGGCTCGCGGACCCGCATCCGAAGCCCCGGAGCCCCGCCTGGATCGGCCGAGACCTCGAGGTCGAGGGCTGGGACCGCAAGCTGCTCGTCGCGGCGCTGGCTCAGGCCGTCGAGGACGGCGACCTCGTGCTCGATGAGCAATTCGACGCTTCGCGGAACATGAAACGGGTCGTCCGGCCCGCCCCGACCGGCGTTGCGGTCGATCTTTTCGCGTAGGTTGACGCCCGTGGCGGTTGTCGGATATGATGGCCGACAACCGCAGCACGGATCAGACGCTCATGGCCCCTCGGATCGCGATCGTCATCGGACACAACGCCAAAGCCTCAGGGGCCGAGCGCGTCACCGATGGTGTCAGCGAATTTTCCTGGAACGGCCGGCTCGCGGAGGAAATCCAGAGCCTTAATCCCGGCCAGGTCCGGGTTTTTCGCCGGGAATCCAACCCCAACGGCTACACGGCCGAGGTCAAGGCCGCCTACGCGCAGGTCGACGCCTGGGATCCCAGCGTTTCCTGCGAGCTGCACTTCAACGCCTTCAATTCGACCGCCACCGGGACCGAAACGCTCTACGCCACGAATGCCGGGAGGGCAGTTGCCGAGAAGATCCAGCCAAAAATGGTCGCTGCGCTCGGGCGCAAGGACCGTGGGCTGGTCAAGATCGAGAAGGGCGGGCGCGGGTGGGAGTCGCTCGTCGCAGGAAAGGCCCCTGCCGTCATTGCCGAGACGTATTTCGGCTCGAACAGCACCGATTGCGACCACGCCGACGAGCGTTTCGGGCAGTTGGCCCGCGCCATCCTGACCGGGCTCGGAGGGACCGTTCTCGGGCCGACGCCGTGGCCCGGACCTGTCGAAATCACGATCGAGGAGCGGGTTTCGATGATCGAAGCCCGGCTCGAAGCAGCCGGAATCTGAGGAGAACGAGCATGGCGGACCCCACTGGCCCCAACACCGACCTCCCCGAACTGCCTGCGTGGCAGGCCCGCAGCTTTTGGGTGACGATCGTCGCCGCGGCGCTGCAAATCGCCACCTTCGCGCGGTTCGACCTGCTCGGGATGTTCGGCGTCGAGGGCTCCGAGCAGCTCGTCGACGCGATCATGCAGATCGTGGCCGCCGGCGCCCTCTTTTGGGTGTGGTTCGAGCGCAAGGCGCCGAATTTCCGCCTCTCCCTCTCCGGAAAGAAGGGCTGAAACGTGGCAACTTCGGCGGTCAGCCAGATCACGGACCTCGAGTGGGCCGTCGCTGCGGATGGGGCCGCTGAAACCCTGCTCACGAGCGACGGGAACGGGTTCTTCTACCTGATCCTCGAAGACAGCCCGGATGCGGACCTCGCGTTCGGGCATGTCGTCGAGGGGTGGCAGAACGAAGCCATCATCACGCTCACCGGCGAGACGCTCTACGTCCGATCCCGGCACGGCACAGTGACGCTCATCGCCACCGTGGACGCCGAAGCATGACCTACCGCGGCGGAGGGTACTTCCGGGCGGGCGGCGGCACTGGCGGTGGCGGCGGCGGGGATATGACCGGCGCCGAGATTGCGACGGCGCTCACAGCGCTGACCGAGGAGGCCCGCGACGCCTTCCTGGCCGACATGGCCGCCGGGCTGGTCGGCGACGACGAGCTTTGGAAGAACAACGCCGACAGCTCTGGCGTAGAGGGCGCCGCGATCGTCGAGGAGGCCCTTGCGGACCCCTCAGACGTGGCCGAGGGCATCAACACGACCCTCGGGTTGAACATCGCCATCGAGCAGTTCTGGCGGCAGGAGCAGACGGTCGCGCAGGCGAGCCCCCTGACCCTGCATTTCCCCGGGTCGAGCACGACGTTCGGGGCAGCGAACCATACCCTAAACGTCCGGGTCACCGGCGTCACCGCCGCGGTGCCCTGGCAGATCGCAGAGATTGCCGACGGGCTCGAGGGTGTCGAGTTCCGGGTCACCTTCGTCAACGCCGAGGGTAACACCAACAACGCCTTCCCGCAGAACCATGTCGGGACGGGCGCCACGGTCTCCTACGTCGATGGCGTCGAGGAGGCCGATCTCGTCATCCCGACCGGTTCCGGCAGCGAGCTGGCGGTCTTCGGTCGCATCGTGGCGACCGGGGCGACCGGCTCGTTCAAGATCACCGGCTACGAGACGGACACAGCCTGATGGCATGGATCGCTGGTGCCCTTCGCCTCGCTGCACGACGCCGGGTTCCGTCCGAGGCGGAGGCCCCCGGCCCCGCGTCGGCCGACTTCTCCGACGCCACCAACAGCCAGTACGTGCCGCTCCTATTGAGGGTTTTCTGAGATGGCCACGATTACCGTACTGGACTCAGGCGGCTCTCCGGTAGCAATCGAGAAGCCGCTTACCGCCGGCGCCGCTGCCGCCGCAGCAAGCAACCCCGTCACCCTCTCGACCGAGAATGTGGCGCAGGTCGGCGCGACGAACGAGACGGCGGCCTCGACCGACACGGCCACCGCCGGGCTCAACGGCCGGCTCCAGCGCATAGCGCAGCGGCTCACGTCGCTCATCGCCGTCTTCGGCATCGGCGCCGGGACCGAGGCCGCCGCCGTCCGCGTGACGCTCCCGACTGACGGGACGGGCAAGGTCGGCCTCAACTCCGGGACGGCGCTTGTCGGCCGGGTGAAGCCAGAGGGCGACGAGTACGAGACGGTGGCCGCCTCTCAGACGGCGCAGGCCCTCGGCGCGTCCGGTGCGACCGGAGACTACATCTCGGGCATCCTCGTGGTCCCGGCGAACCTCAACCCCGGCAACGTGCTGCTCCTCGACAACGCCACGTCGATCACGGTTTTCGCGGGGGGCACCAACAGCGTCTCGAACCTGGTCCCCTTCTTCATCCCGCTCGGCATGACCAGCGTCTCAGGGGCCTGGAAGATCACGACCGGAGCGTCGGTGTCCTGCGTCGGCATCGGCAACTTCACCTGATATGCGCCTCCGCCGAGGGCTCCTCCAGAACACCCAAGTGCGGGCGGGGAACTTCCTCATCCCCACGCTGGAGGCGTTCGAGGGGGCCGCGACCACAGGGAACACCATCACCCTAACGGGGTCTCTCACCGGAGACCTCCTCATCGGTATCAACTCCAGAGCCGACGCCACGCTCCCGACCATCCCGGCCGGCGCCACGGGGCTAGGGGCGGGCATCAGTTCCGACGAGACGACCGATCTGGCAATCCGCTGCTCGTGGAAGGTAGCGGCCGGCGCAGACGAGGTAATCGCCACTGCCGGGTCGTCGCGCGCGACGTGGCTCGCGCTGCGCGGCGTCGACACCACCAACTTCGCCTCGCTCATGGTCGAGGGCACGACCTTCGAGTACGGCGACACGACCGGCGCGAACATGGTGATCCCGGCATTGGGCGCTCTCCCGCGCCCTGGGGTCATCCTCGTGTTCGGCCGCCAGTCCGGCGCCAACACCATCGCCCCCGCGGCCGGCATGACGCTGGTCGACGTGCAGAACAGCGCGAGCGCCGAGGCTTTCTCCTGGTGGTCAGGCGCGTCCAATGCGCTCGACTCGTCGGGGACGCTGCTCCCCTCCTACGCCGGCCAGACGACCGCGCTCGGCACAGGCACCAGCGGGCGCGCCGCCATTTCTATCTGGATCCCGGGAGCGCCCGTATGAACATCCCCGGCCTTGTCGCAGATTGGGACTTCACCCGACCCAACCCCTACGTGAACGCCTGCGGCGACCGCGAGTACCGCCTCCGTGCCGAGGGCGGCACGCCGCAGAAGCACGCCAACGGCCTTCTACTCCCTGCCGGGTGCAGCCTCTACGTCCCACGCGCCGAGATCGGCGGGCTCGATCCCGGCCGAACGACGGGCGAGGTGACGATCATCGCCTACGCTCGGCGCATGGTGAGCGAGTTCACGCTCGCCTGCCTGGCCGGGATATGGGACGAGGCCGGCAAGGGCCGCGTGGCCGCGGTCTGGCACCACCTCCCGCTCGTCGGCGGGGGAAAGAGCGTCTATGGCCATGTGAGCGAGAGCGGGGGGCCAACCCCCGGATGGAAGTTCGCGGTCGACGGCGCCGGCATGAAGCGGGACACGCCCCTCACCGGCCGCCTCTACGGCTGCGGCATGACCTACGACGGCAGCAGCGCCCGCGCCTACCTCGACGGCGTGACCGACAGCAACCCCGACGTCCAGATCGCACTGAAGTCGCTCTCCGGCGGCACCATGAAGGGCGATCGCAACCCCTACCGCTACGGCAAGCCGCTCAACCGCAACTCGCAGGCGCCCTTCGCGGTCAACCGCGCAAGTCGGACGGGCGGGACCAAGCACAGCCGGCGGGTTCTCTACAGCCGCGTGATCGTCGTCGACCGGGCTCTCTCAGACGCCGAGATGCTGCAAATCCACCAGGAGGTAGCATAGTGGCTACGGTATCCCGCGGCGGGTCTATCGTCCGCAAGGCGGGGACCGTGCGCCGCGCGCATAACCCCGCGGCACCGAATACCCCCAACTTCGGCACCGTCTCGGCGCAGCACGTCGACGGCATCTGGTACGTCAGGGTGTCCCGGATCCCGGTAGCCCCCGAGGATGCGATCGAACAGGCCAGGCTCGTCGTGTACCGGGTGGTCAGCGGAGTGGAGGCCCCCGCGTACAAGACGCCGATCGTGACGCTCCAGCCTGACGAGTTCGTCGAGTGCGGGCCGGGTACGGTAGTGTCCGACGCGGGAACGCTGATCGTCGCGCTCGAGGCGGTGTTCAACATCCCGGGCCGCCCCGTGCGCATCCGCGACGTGACGATCGACGGCGAGGATCCCCCGATCGAGACGCCCGCGTCGGTGTCGTGGACGTTCACCACGGGCAGCAACCCGGGCGAGCTGGACGTCACTATCACGGGGATCACCAACGGCTCGGGCGACAATGGCGTGCCCACCCACGTCGATATTAGCCTCAACGGAGGGGACCGCGAGCCCCTTGGCGACGGGCTCCTCGCCGTCGAGACCAATACCATCACGACCACACCCGGCGCGCTCACCGCCGCCGTTCTTCAGATCAGCAACGCCTTCCAGGACTTCCCCCCGAGCGAGATCAAGACGGCGCTGGCGGGCGCGGACGATCCGCCCGTAACGACCAAGCCCGTCTGGCATTTCCCCCAGCCGCAGAGCTTCACAGAGGGCGACGCCTTTTCGGTCGACTTCCACGACTATTGCGACGGCGCCGACAGCTTCGAGGTGGTCACGAACCTCACCGGTGGGATCTCCTCGGGGACCGACGACGAGCAGCTCGACGTGGCGAGCCTGGTGCCGGGGACCACCGACCTGACGGTCGAGGCTACCAACGCCCAGGGCACGTCCATCGGTATCTGGACGATCACCGTCGAGCCCGCGGTGCTCGCGCCATCGGTCGTGCGCCCCGTCGCGGACCAGGCCCTCGTGAACGGCGACACCCTCCGCATCAATCTCGACGGGCCGAACGGGGTGTTCTCGGGCACCGAGCCGATGACCTTCACGATCGACCCCGACGACGACCCGGACTTCGCACTCGGCGCCGGCGGCAACGCGAACACCTTCGGGAACGCCAATTCGCTCGTCGACGCGCGCAGCCCCTTCACGGTGACGCTCACCGCGGAGAACTCGGCGGGCACGGCCGAGGAGACCTTCCAGTTGGGCGTCTCCATCGTCCGCGACGACGCCCCGGCGTGGGGCACAGACGTCACGATGGGGGCCTCACAGGCCACCCACACCGACTGGCGCACCGGCACCGTCTCGTGGCCCTCCGCGCCGGGACAGCGCCTGTGGACCCGCTCGGTTCCGGACGCCAACGGCAGCGTGCCGCCGGACCAGGTGGAGCAGTTCGAGAGCCTCGGTTCCAACCTCTACCGGATGCAGATGACGGATCCCCTGGAAAGGGGCGACCCCGACGTCCAGACCGCGGTCGTCAGTCTCGGCGCCAATCCCGTCACCACCACGAACGGCTCGAACAACATCGTCGTCGCGAAGACCGCGCATGGTATGGGCGTGGGCCGCCGGGTGACGCTCGCCGACCTCACCGCGGGGAACGGGCTCACCGCGGCGCAGATGAACGGCTCGCGCCAAATTATCGCCGTCGCCGCGAACACCTTCACCGTGCAGGCTGGCGGCAACGCGACGGGGAGCGGGGCGACGGGCGGCTCGAGTGGCTCCTACGCCGCGAACCGGGCCGACTACTCTGTCATGGCTCCGGGAGATCCGGCGAACATCCGCGTGGCGTATGACGACGCTGGCGTCATCAGCCATTGGTCCCTGCCGATGGCGGTGCCCCAGGTCGTTTCGCTCGGAGCGCGGTACTGGCGTTTCAACACCCGGCGACCGCAAGAGGCTTATGAGGCTACGCCGCCGTGGCCCGCTGGCCCCGGAAACCAGTACCAGCACGTCGTTGCTTGGAACGAAAGGTCCGTCCGCGACCCGTCCAAGAAATTCTACATGTTCACGGGGCAGGATGAGAACGGGGTGTCGTTCTCCCCGGACGGCGGGCGCACGATCAGCCCCATCGTCGGGCTGGGGTTGACGGGCCTGTCGATCACCGGCCTCTACTTCTGTTCCGACGACCTGACGAACGGTCTGCTCCTGGCGACGACGGGGGATTGGAACGGCCTCGCCAAGACGGGGCTCTACGGCTCGATTGACGAGGGGCGCACCTGGAAGCGCATCCGGCTCAACCGGACCAACGGCGCGGACGCCTTCGCGAGCAACAAGACTATCTTCCCGCGGATGACCATGAACGTGATCGACCGCCGGCCTCAGAACGCCAGCGGCACGCTCACGGACGCGCAGCGCCCGATATATGTCGTCGCGCAGCCGAAGGATGGCAGCAGCTCCTTGATCGGCTGCTATCTGTTCAAATGGGACGGGGGTGACGTTTTCGACACGGCGGACTGGACGCAGGTCTACGAGTGGCCCGTTGCGGAGGTCAGGGGAGACAACCCGACCGTCAACAACGCCGGCGAGGTCGGCATGCGCGGGGTCAGGGTCGCGACGAATGGCGACGTGATCGTCGACGGGCGTCAGGGGGTTTGGTACTCCTCGAACGGCGGAACGAGCTTCACCAAGAAGTTCTCCAACGCCTGCGTCCGCGGCCTGGCGGTCGATATGTCTGCCGCGGGCGCGCCCGCCGTCGCTATCGCCGTGTCGAACAAGGCGGGCGCCAATGATCCCGTTGTCTTGAAGACCGCCAACATCAGCACCACGGGGTTCACCTCGCCGGGGAACACCGGCCTTCCGACGAACGCTACTGCTGTCGGGTTCAACGGTGCCAAGAGCAACTTCAACCGGCAGTACCTCGTGTACAAGACGGGCTCCAGCTACGCGGCCCGGCTATCCACCAACGGCGGGTCGAGCTGGCAGGCGATCAACGTAGAGGAACCGCCGGGGTACGACGACAGCGCGAACGCCTGGCGCTACACCTGGGGCGGAGGTCGTGGCCCCACCATCTACCCTCACCCGAGCGATTTTAATCACGTCTTCGGGATGGTCTTCATCAGCGGCGCGGTGTCGCACGACGGGGGCGCCAACTTCATCGGGCGCGACTGCTCCTACTTCGACCACGCGCACACGAAGGGCTGGTCCTACGACCGGAACGACTTCCGCAAGCTTTTCGCCATGCTCCAAGACAGCGGCTCCTGGTCTCAGAACGCGACGAAGTGGTACGAGGAGCTTGGCCTGAAGCACGACAAAGCCTGCACGAATCAAGCCGGCACCAACGGGGATCCGTTCGCTTTCGCCACGACAACCGCCGCGCTGACTGCATCCAACACCGCCCCCCGGCGGACGCAGGGCAGAGGGGCGTGCTCGCTGCACGGTTCCGCCATGACGCTGTTCGCGCTGTCGGCCGACAAGCCCAACAACAAGTGCATCCCCGTCATCCGGGCCTCCAACGGTAGTTGGGTCGCGAGAACCGACGTGGGCATATCGTCGTGCGCCAGGTTCTTCCACCACCCCACCATCTCCACGACTATCGTCCTCGGCAGTTGGTTCATCACCGGATGGGGGACTACGCCCGCCAGTGTCAACTTCACCAACTACAGCGGCCGGGAGGTCGTCGGATATTCGCTGGTCGGCGGGGCGCCCCGCTGGTACTTCGGAACCTCGGGCACGTCGGGAAGCTCGATCTACCGCTCGACGAACGCCAACGGCTCCGGTGGCACGCTCTGGAAGACGCTCGCCAGCTCCGCCCTTCACACGGCGGTTGCCCCGGACATCCACAACGACGGCACCGTCTTCGTCGCTCGCATAAGCCAGAACGGCAAAGTCGAGCGGCACACGGCGAGCACCAGCACGGTGATCTTCGACGCGAAGGTCGCGATCGACGCTGTATTCGACCAGTACGGCCTCCCCAAGACCACGATGCCTGACGTCGAGGTATCCTACCTCGTCACCGATCCGAACATGCCGGGGCTCCTGTACGTCGTGCTCCACGGGGCGGGGATGCCGGTCATCTTCATGTCCCTGAATGCCAACGACGCGAATCCGACTTTCACGAACGAGACCAGGAACCTCCCGCACACCTACTACTGGTTGCCCAGCTTGCACCCGGTCACGGGCGAGCTGTTCATGGACAGCAGCATGGGCGAGTTCGTCCTGCCGGCCCCGGCGGGGTATCCCGCACTGACAAACTTGAACTACTTCACGCAGGAGATGGACGCCTTCTACGGCAGAGCCGATGTACCCGACCCGCCAGTCCTGCCGGGGGCGTAGGGAATGCTTGTACGACTCCTCGCGTTATTTCTGACAACGGCCACCGGCGCCCACAGCGCAATGGTGATCGGGACCGAAGATAAGTTCGTTGTCGGAACCCCCGGCGCCGACGTGCTCCTGGGCACGGGCAGGCCGGGGGGAAGCATGATCGCCGGGAACGGGAACGACCAAATCCGCGGCGGCATCCCCATAGGGGTCACGGGACCGGACTTCCGGTACATCAACACATACGGTGGCGTGCTCCTCCCCAGCGCCGACGATCTGTCTGACGCCCCGGACAAGGCGATCGCAGGGCAGCCCGGCGCCATCGGAACCCTGGCCAATGACGGGAACGACTGGACGGACGGCGGCTGCGGCTACCGGTCCAAGGGGGGCAGCGGCGCCGACACCTACCAGAACCACGGCTTCGGCTGCGACAACCTCCCCTTCCGCACGGCCCACACCGCTCCGCTCGAGGGCGATCGCTTCGTGTTCAACGTAGGCACGGCCGACGCATCGCACCCGATGGGCTTCAAGATCGACGAGATCGACTACTCCGAGATAACGAAGGCCGGGCGGCCGTATCTGAGGGTCCACTCGTTCCGAATCGAGATGACCGGCCCGCTGCACCAGAATCAGGTTATCGGCTTCACCGACGACCAGCGCGGGCCGGCTTCGCTTCATCTGGTTGACGTTCCCAGGGGCGACGAGACCGTGACCAGGCCAGACGCTATCCGGGCGATGATCTACGCCGCAGCTACCCCCGGGCGGCAGGCGGCGGATTTGGCAGGCGCCCCGGCGCAATGGATTTTTCCGATCAGATAATGGCCGAGCCTGCGCAAATCCGCATCAATATCAGCCTCGCCCTGGCGGCTCTGGCGCTGTTCGCCGCCGCCTACAACGGTGGGAACAACTTCTTCAAGGCCGGGCAGGCGGTGCAAGCCTTCTCGAGCCGGGTCACGACCATCGAGGCCAAGCTCGACCAGGCGGAGAGCAACATCGAGCAGCGGCGGTCGGAGATCACCGCTACGGTTAGTGCGATTGGCGCCCGGATCACTGAGACAGAGGCGGCGGCGCGGACCGTGAGCACCCTCGTTGATCGTAATACTACAGCTATTGCCGGGCTTGTTGCTCGACAGGAACAATTCAGCGCGGCTATTGACAAGATGGTCGACGCAATA